GAAGGAGTTATCTGTTCAATTATTACCTGTCCAATATTGCCAAATATGTTTTCGGTCTGTTCTAATATATTTGAAGTAACTATAAACCAACTATCCTGAACTGCTGATAATCCTTTGGCATATTTTCCTGTTCCAGTAGTTAAATTCTCAAGTGCTTTGTCAAAATCCTGAAAGGTAACCTGATTTGCCCTGAGCATCTGAAACATTCTTTTTTGCGATACACCGAGTACATTTTCTAGTTCTTCGTATATATTTACGCCTGCAGTCTGAAACCTTCTTAACTGTTGAAGATTGACAACCCCTTTTGCCGTTACCTGGGTATAAGCTTCAATAAGTGATGGAAGCCGTTCCTTGCCAACAACTGCTGCAATATTACCAAGCTTTGTCATAATGGGAATAATATCCCCAGCAGCATACCCAACACCCAAAAGGCCTTGTGCTGATTGACGCATTTCAATAATATTAAATGGTGTTTGTCTTGCAAATTTTACAAGTTCATTATTTAATGCTTCTACCTGTTTTGGATCACCCAACAATCCTGTTAATGTGGCTCTAAACTGTTGTAAACTTGCGCCTTTATCAATTATATCTTCTATTGCATCTGGTATCTGTTTTAATGCATCAACCATAAAATCAACAACTTTTACAGATAACCCAATGTTTAAAAAGCTGTATAATTTCGTCCATAAATCTTTTTGTTTTTCAATTACTTTTGTTGATTCATCATCAAGTTTTTTATAACTTTTTACAGCTTTATTAACGCCGTCTTCAATTGGATCGGATATATCCTTTCCTGAAAACGTTTTTTTCATGAACGAACGAAATTTACTAAGGCTTTGTTCGGCCTTTACAGTGTCCGCAGTTACATCAAAATTTAATCGCGGATCGGTCATTTTCGTTGTTCAATAGCCTGATTTACTTTATCCATTAAATTAATAGCCTTTGACTTTTCGATATTTTGTAAATCCCGTTTAATACCCTCTGGCTTAAATCTGTACTCTGATTCTGATTGATTTGTTATGTATTCATTATCATTTAAATTTGATAAACGATTGTTATGAACTTTTATCGAGTACCTAATGATTTTATATATTGAATACAATAAAAACCATAATATCGTTAGTCCCCAGAAAGTATATTCTTGATAATACCCTGATTCTGTTACTACATAGTACAAAACAATAAAATATGTATACTGTTTCATTTGTTACCCCTTTTTTTTATTTTTTTAAAATACAGTTTCCGTTAAATTATTTGTAACAACGCATTTTACTTGGTATGAAGCATTGCTACTATAATTGGCAAAAAAGTTTACAGGCTGCATGATTTGGCCGTTATCATTTACTGATGGGTGCGACCCTGTATAATAAATTTCTGGTAATTTCCAGGTTATATTGTGAGTTGTTCCTGATGTTACATTTTCTGAGTTTAAAACAAGCTCCATTGCTAATGATGTGTTATTGACAAAATTATTGTATTGATCATAACTTTCAAAAACCATATTAAATGAGCCGGTAACTTGGCGATTACCATATTGATAAATAGAAACGGTTGTAGTCCCAATATTTCTATTTTCCAAAATATTGTTGTTTATATTGAGGGTAAAATCAGTAACATTCGTTATTGATACCGTCGTTATCGTTACGCCAAGTTTAAGAAATGCTTTTGTGCTCATTAATGGATTAACATTGGTGAATGTCGCTGCAGTTACCGTATTTCGCACTGCACCATGATCTTGCACTTTAAAGTTCCAGCTTTCCGTAACAAGATCACCAGTCTTAGCAGATAATGTATAGCTATCTGGAAGTCCAACTCCCCAGCATCGTGTAGTAGCTGAATTTCCTCCGAGTTGTACCTCGAAAAACAATCGTTCAGGATTAGTTGTATTTGGAGTTTCATTTCCTTCTGAATAAGTATGTGTAAATACTGCTGAACATCCAGTAACTGATGCAACAGTTACGGTTCCACCTAACAGAAATCGATACATAGCAATTCCTTGATATTCATCGACATATCTATTAATTTGAACTGAAGCGGTAACGTTGCCTTTTTGAATGCGCTTATACGCCCTGCCACCACACCCCATTTCTGGAACCTGTGCGATATTCTGATCCCTTGTTAATGTCAATGAATTAAAGAAAATAAATTCTGATGCAGATGTATTTACCAATGCCGTTCCGGTAGTAACCCCGACACCGATAAATGTATTATATCCCAATTGGATTGTCATGTTTTTCCTCCTCTTGATTTTCTTTCACAACTATTTTTTGTTCTTTTTTCATTTCGGTAAATATACCAGTTGATCTTATAATTTTTATTTTTTTCGGATCAGTTTTAACTAAAACTTGACCTGGCCTTACACTCATATTTAACGCTGGTATATGAGCAGGAAGGCCGCTATTATACTTGAATTTCATATAGTTCCTTTCTTATATCCAGAATTCCATTTCCAGTCCTATTAATAATAATTGCCCCATAATTTTGATGTGAATATTCAACGTATCTATGAAGCCATTCAGCAGAAAATTTCATGTTATCGGATACAAAAACTAGATTTCCATTAATATCAATTTCTCTGTGTGTACCAAGCACATTTGAACGTATATGATATCCATTTCCGTAATAATTACAATTTTTCCAACTGTAATCATATGCATACAGCAAAATTCTTCTTAATCCAAAAATTTTTACAGAAAATACACACAAAGTATTACCCACATTGCTTGCCGCCTCTATAACTTCAAAATAATTGACTTTAGGAGCAAAATAATGATGTGTGTTTATATTGTCCTTATTCAAAAACCAATAAATATTTTCATCTTTCGAGTTGTCGCTCCATAACTTTATCCAGTCAGGTGAAGCATATACATTTGCCACAAGATTACACTTTTCAATATTTTCTTTTTTTATCCCTTCAGCCCATGAAACAGAAACGGAACCATCTGCAATAACACAAAAATCAGGCTGTATACCATTTTCGCATAATGTTACAAAGGCTTTTTCTACGCATCCAACAACAGTATCCTTTAACTGTCCGCTTTCAATCAAAGATTTGTATTCATGAATATTTTCCATTAGAGATGGGCCAAAAGCGAATAGTACTCCAGTTTTTTTATTGTATATATTTAAAATATCAGCATGTGATGTTTTTATGTGTCCATAATTTCGCTCACAGTTGTTTTCCCATAAGTTTTTCCAAACTTTATATGCTAACTTGCTTTGCTCAATAACTTGTGTTTCATGTAATCCCATAAGATAGCCCCTTTAAAAATATTTATAAGCTGAAATATTGATAACAGCATTTTTCTGATATAAATTATTTTTGTCCTTTATCGTTGTATTAAAGGTAATATCATCAACCGTAACCATGTTAAATGTACTACTCGCAGTCATATCCGCTCTTATAATACTTGCAACATTTGCGGCGAATCTTTGCATGTTAAGTACAACGCATGTATAAGATTTAATGTCACGGATATGACACCCAATTTCATACATAAATTTTGCCTGGTTATCACTTGTCAATGTATAACTGTTCATCGATCCCTTAACTTCATCAGTTCCTTTTAAATTGATGCTAATAGCTGGAAATCTGGATGCCCATATATTAATTTCGGATGGTTCGAATATACCAAGTGTCTGAACCTCTTCATTGTATCCAGAGCTTATTTGATACAAATTATTTTTCATGTATCCTAAAAATGAGGATGTTATCGAATCATAACTTAATAAATTTGCCATTATCTAGCCCACTTTCCGGATATGAAACTGGAATACAACTGGATAATTTTATTCCATGCATCTTCGGATAAATAGAAGTATTCACGCTTTGGCATGTTTTTATTTTTATTTAAATCTGGTGACCCACCAAAATTGTGAATACGGGCATAATTACTAACAACCGTTATTCTTGCTGCGGTTTTCAAAGGATTTGTTTTAATACCACGCAACAGCTTACCTGTTTTGTATAAATACGATCTTCTATTTTTTTCACCATATCTATCTGTATAGCTTTTTTTCAAATTTTTCCATTGTTCTATAGGCCCCTGGCCTTTAGCAAAATGACCTTGTACATCCGTGAGCATCATTCGGCTAATAATAGGACTTATTTGCATAAAATCTCGTTTCATACCTCTTAATGTATTATCAATTGCATCTATAACTTCGTGATCATCGACAATTATGTTAGACATCTGCTGTTCTATCATCCTCTATAGCATCCAGTCGTCCAGGAGATACCGCCCAATTTAATTCATTATCAACATTGAATGTATGCGTATAATTTCGCCCAGTAGTATAAAAACGGCTCGTGCTATTCTTTACAACAATAGTAGTCCCAGAATCATTTACAAGACCTTGTTTTCCTTCCTGAAGACGTGTAAGGGTGTTAAGCGCAATATTGTATTGATCTGATATTGCCGGGTCTAAGGTTCCATCACGATATATTAACAATTTCCATATATCGTATGTTACCAAATCTTCTACAATATTCGTTATAAAACTACATGATGTAACTGGAGTCGAATATCTTGGTTCAAGAAAATTGTTTACAAACGATTCACGCCTTGAAATAAGCGATTGTATTGTGGCTGTTCTAATATCAGATGAACTCAATCCGAATATTAGATGTGATTGTTCATTGCTATTTGCTGGCAACCAACTTGTATACGTCGCGTAGTATGGCATTATTTTTCATTTACCTTTGCTATAAGAGCATCAAATTTTTCATCAATAATTTTAGACATGGTTTCGACTTCTTCTTTTGATACTGATTTTTCAGCATTTGCTTTTTTTATTCGTCTTTGCTTTTCGTAATATTTGATCATTGCTCTTTTTCCAATATCAATTAAATCAGTCCATAAAACTTTACATGTTGTATTAACAATAACCATTAATTTTTTATCTAAATATCCAGCAATAACTGGATGTGTTATATCGACTTGATATACACAATTTACTTTTAAAATTCCAAAAACATCACATTTTATATTCGTTTTTGGAATCGCATTTTTTATTGTTAATGTGCTTTCTCTAGGAAGTTGAAATGTTTCAGGATTAATGACAACTGGATTTTCTTCTTTTTCCTGAATAAAAATATCTTTTGTCATTTGTTCAATCCTTGCTTCCTCGCTTATTTTTTTCTTTATCTCTATTATTTCTTTTGCTGTATGTTTTGCAGCAGAAATAGATTTTTTTAATTCACTCAATTTTTCTGCTTTAATTTTTTTTATTGTTGTTTCTTTTTTTCTCATACGTATGCTCCTTTTTTATGCCCTAATTTTTTTTAAGGTGCCGGGGAAGAAAGGGGCAACAAACTTCCCCGGCATTATCCCTAGTCAGTACCGGAAATAAAATAACCGGCTAAACTCAAGCAAATTTTTTGGTCATAGCCCCAGTCAAGTTCAATAATGTCACAATCGATCTTTTCATCGCGGTATCTACGAACTTCTGGAGCAGTACCGCCATACAGGCCAGTAAAACATGTTCCAAAATTCGATGTGCGAAGTCGTGGTCGTTGTTCATTATAAAAAACCAGCATTCCGGACTGATACAGAAAATCAGTTGTTGCACTTATTCCATAATCATTGCTTTGGCAGATAACTTTTGACACGTAGAGACTTTGCAATCCAAGCAAGGAACCTACGAGCTGTTCGGACAAAACGCCCTG